GGAACTTGGACTAGACCTCAAGCTGCAATAAGCACAGTTGATATTTGTGTTATTGGCGGCGGCGGAGGAGCAATGGGCCAAGGTGGCGGCGGAGGAGGAGCTGGCGGACTTCGTCAAATATCTTCTGTACCAGTTTCAGGACCGGTTGGTATTACTGTAGGAGCCGGTGGCCAAGGTGGTTTAACCGGTGGTCAGACTAAAGGTAATGATTCAATTTTTAATCCTGGTGGTAGTGAAGGTTCAACAATGTACACTGCAACAGGTGGCGGAAAAGCAGGAAGAGCTGCAACCGATTCCGGCGGTCCGGGAGGATCAGGCGGAGGAGGATCGGGAGGTCCAGGAGGACCAGGAGCAGGATCTCAAGGAGCAGGAAATACACCTCCATTTAGTCCCCCACAAGGAAACCCAGGCGCAGCTAACCCTGGCGGCACAGGCGGCGGCGGAGGTTCAAGCGGAGCAGCATCGGGATCATCAGCAGGCTCAGGAACTACTCCTACATTATTTCCAGGACAAACTTTAGCTACAGGCGGAGCCGGAGGCGGATCAGGTGGTCAAGGAAGTGATAACACAGGAGTTGGCGGCCAAGGTCACTCAAGTGGTTCACCAGGAGGACAAGGCGGATCAGGAGTTGTACGTGTGGTATCACCACAACAACCATTTAATTTTTACGGATCTGGTATTTGGGACATGAATGCTGTTTATACGTATGTCAAATCCGGACAGTGGTCTTAATTTAACTTTACATTTTTAATACATTTAATATACTGCCAGTCATAAAGGATGATTGGACTAGAAGAATATTATTGGTGTTTTGAAAAAACTATTCCTGAAAATATTTGTGATGATATTGTAAGATATGGAAATTCAAAAGTATTAGAACAAGGTTTAGTAGGACACGACGATAAATTAGTTGACGATAAAAAAATAAGAAAATCTGAAGTTTGTTTTTTAGATGATCAATGGATTTATAATTTAATATTACCCTATATTCGTACAGCTAATAAAAATGCAGGTTGGAATTTTGATTGGGATTGGTCAGAATCTATTCAATTTACAAAATATAAACCTGATGAATTTTATACTTGGCATTCTGACGATCTGCCTAAGTCTTTTGGTAAAAATTCTCACCCTAATTATAAAGGTAAAATTAGAAAATTATCTGCTACTGTAAATCTTACAGATCCTAGTGAATATACTGGCGGTGACTTTGAATTAGATCTTCGAAATAACCATGAGGGTAGAAATATTGTTACTTTAGATCAAATAAAACCAAAGGGATCTATACTAGTATTCCCTTCTTTTGTAACTCATCAAGTAAGACCTGTAAGAACTGGAGAAAGAAACTCATTAGTTATTTGGAACCTCGGACCTCCTTGGAAATGATTAATAATTTATTTTCCTGTCCTGTGTATGAATCTAAATTAGAGCTAGATGCAGAAGCTATTTCAATTCAATGTTTAAATATAAAAGATAAATCAAAAGGTGTGGTAAAAAGTAATATTAACGGTTGGCAATCTTCTATTACAAATGACGAAATTAAAAATGAAATAATAAGACATGTTGGTATATTTAATAATACTCTTAAGATTAAAAAAAATCTTTCTGTAAAAAACATGTGGGCAAATATCAATGGTTACAAAGATTATAATATAGAACACACACATCCTGGAGCCATACTTTCTGGAGTATATTATAGTCAAACAGAGTCTAATAGTGGTGATTTAATATTCATACATCCAGCAAAAGATTCTTTAATACATGATTGGGATAATTGTGAATGGCAAGAATATAATCAACACAATTCTTTAACTTGGTGGTTTACTCCAAGTGTTAACAAATTATTTTTGTTTCCTAGTTGGTTAAAACATTATGTAAAACCTAATTTAAATAATAAAGAAAGGATATCAATATCTTTTAATTTAGTATGATTGCAAGTAGAGACAATATTTTTAAACACCCAAATCAATTAGTTAAACTAGCAAATAAAATTGATTATTCAAATGTAGGTTATGTGCGTGGGGTTAGATCTAAACCAGTTCATGAAATAGATAATGAATTGTTTGAATCTATTAATATAAAAATACTAAATTGTTTTTATCCAGACGCTCAAATAGAATTTTTTGCAAGAACATATTTTCAAAAAAATGATTATGATATTAATGATGGTTGGGTCCATAAAGACGATTGTATGATTACAGGTATTGTTTATTTAGACCCTGACAATACATCAGGCACTTCTTTATATAATATAAAAAGCAGCTTAGGATCGCCCTTAGATCACAACCGTAAACAAGATTATTTTAAAAATTACGATAAATATTCTGAAGAACAGAAAAAAGAAATTCAAGAATTAAAAATTAAAAACAATTCTATGTTTTATAAAACTGTATCTTTTACAGGTGAGTACAATAGACTTGTTGCATTTGATGGACAGATGTTTCATTCGTCAGAAATACAAGAAAAAGATAAAGAGCGTTTAATTCTTATTTCGTTTATAGAAAAAATTAAAGTAATAAAATGATAAAATTAAATTTATTTCCTACTCCGGTGGCTTTATTTAAACTTAATGAGTTAAATAAAGAAGAAGAAAAATTTTTATTAAATCTAAACACAGGAAATCAAAACAATGATTATTTAAATAACATAGCTTCTAACGACAATTATGTATTAGATAAACCTGAAGTTAAAGATTTAAAAAATCAAATACAAAAATGTGTGAACGAATATAAAGATGATATCATGCAGTGTAAAAACGAATTGTACATTACTAATTCTTGGGTTAACTTTTTAAAGACTGGTAATAGACATGCTATGCACCACCATTCTAACAGCATGTTATCAGGAGTTTATTTTGTAAATGTAGATAAAGACATGCCTAATTTTACTCTACAGAGTTCTCAAACTAATTTATGGCCTCTATGTTGGGAACGAAAAAAATGGACAAATGAAAATACATTAGGAGAAATAATTTTAGTAGAAAAAAATATGTTAGTATTGTTTCCTTCAAGTGTGTGGCACAGTGTTGATGTTAATAAATCACCTAACACTAGAGTGTCATTATCTTTTAATACTTTTTTAAAAGGAGACATTAAGCATAATTTTTATGTATCGGATTTAAATTTAAAATGAAACCACAAATACTTACAAATTTAATACCAGAGGTATATCAAGAGGAACTTAAACAAACTGTAGAGGAAATACCATTTTATTATACACCTAGTATTGGATATAATTCTACAAGTTTGCCGACAGCCGGAATAAAATTTTTAGACAACATAGGTTTTAGTCATGGACTCGTAATAGAAGGACAACAAGATTCTATGTACTGGAGTTTGTTTAGACCTATATTATATTTCTTTACACAAAAAACAGGTGTTAAAGTTAACAAAGTTATTCGTGTAAGATTACGACTTACATTTCAACATCCAGATAGAAATGAATTTTTATTTAATAAACCACACACAGATTTGTTTGAGTTTAATCAACCGTATAAAACTTTAGTATATTATATAAATGATTCTGATGGTGATACTTTTATATTTGATAAATTATTTAATAAATCTGAAGACTTAGATAATGCTTTAGAAGACATTGATAAAAAAATTATATTACAAAATACACCTAAACAAGGGGATGCTATTTATTTTGATGGACACCAATACCATGCGGGAAATTCTCCTATTAAATATAAACACAGATATGTTATTAACTTTGATTTTACCGTATGAACCATTTTAACACTCATAATTATTCAGTTATTAAAAACGCTATCTCAACAGAAATGAGCAATTTTATATATGACTACATTTGTTTAAGAAGAAAAATAGCTAATTATTTATTTCAAAATAAATTAATATCCCCTTACAATAAACAGTTTGGTTCTTGGGACGACCCACAAGTTTTAAATACTTATTCAATATATGGTGACACTGTTATGGAAACTCTTTTGTTAAAATTAAAACCTTTAATGGAAAAAGAAACAGAACAAGAATTAATTGAAATGTACTCTTATTGTAGAATTTATAAAAAAGATGATGTGCTGCATAGACATAAAGATAGAATGTCTTGTGAAATATCCACTACACTAAACTTAGGTGGGGATCCTTGGCCCATTTATTTAGAACCTTCTGGAGAAACAAATCTTAAGGGCAATCAAGTAAATTTAGAACCCGGCGATATGTTATTATACAAAGGATGTTTGTTAGAACATTGGCGAGAACCTTTTGATGGAGATAATTGTGCACAAGTATTTCTTCATTATAATAATAAAAACGAAGAGTCTGAAAAAAATAAATATGACAATAGAGAGTTTATAGGAGTGCCAGATAAAACATGAACTATAAAGTAATTAAAAATTTTTTAGACAAAGATAAATTTATTAAAATTAAAGATATTGTAACAGGAGAAGATTTTCCATGGTTTCACAAAAGTAATAATGAAGTAGAAGGCGGTTATTTTTCACATGCTCTTTTTCATAATAATGACGTTAACTCAACATTTAATAAAATATTAACAAGTGATATTTATGAAGTCTTGAATCCAGTTGCTGTTATTGGAGCAAGAGCAAATTTATTGTTATCTTCTTTGTTTTGTGGTAGAAAGTCTAAGTGGCATACTGATTATGATAATAATAATTTTACAGCAATTTATTATTTAAATAATACAGATGGTGGGACTGAAGTGAAAGATAATAACGATATAAAATTTATAAAGGCAGAAGAAAATAAACTACTAGTAATGAAAGGACATGTTTTGCATAGAGCTTTACCTTCTCCTGACGTAGAGAAAAGATATATTTTAAATTTTAATTACTTTGAAACAATATGAGACAAGAAGTTAAAGGAGTAGATAAAGACGGTTTGTTTCCATTTATCGTAGCCGATAATTGGTATTCACCAGAAGAAGAAAAATTAATTTGGAAAGAATTAGATTTTTATTATCAACCTAAAAATTTACAATCTGCCGCAGAATGGTCAGCTGCAGACAAAGGACAACATTTAAGCAACAGTTGGCGAATATACCCTTGCTCAATGTATAATAAAGAATATTTAAAATTTTCTAAAATTATAACTTCTGTTAATAAATACCTTACTCCTAAGTTTCATAATTTTGTAAGAGAAAGCATGCCTCAAGGTATTCAGTTTATGAATGCTACTAAAATGAATACTATGATAAGTTATTATGATAACAGTCAAGAATATAAACCACACTTTGATACAGTTCAATTTACAAGTATTATTTGGTTTTATAAAGAACCTAAAAAATTTGTTGGTGGAGATTTTATATTTACACAACCTAATCAAACCATAGAATGTAAACATAATCGTATGATATTTTTTCCAAGTTATTACATGCATTCTGTAACTCCGGTATCGATTGCTCCAGAAAACAGAGATAAAGGTCTGGGCCGATTTGCTATAACTAACTTTTTTTTAAGTCCTTATTAATATGAGAAGAGATAATTTATTTCATGATAAAATGTGTCAATGGTTTATTGACCTATACAAAAATAATGATGCAGCTAAACAAGTATTCAATGATAAAAAAGTTTTAAGACTTTATGATTTAATAAATAAAGAAGAGACTATTAAACAATTGATTCCTTTTATACATAACTATTCTCATCAAGAAGTAGATAGATCTTTTTACATTAAAAATATGGAAGTTGTAGAGTGGGGTGAAGGTCAAGGTATGGATTGGCATAGAGATTACCCAATATACAGAGGAACATCTATACTTTTTTTAAATGATGATTTTGAAGGAGGTGAGTTAGTTACCGCTTCTGATTATTCAGAGGCCATGTCTTCAACTCGACAAGTACATAAACCAAAAAAAGGTAGTATAATTAGTTTTAAAGATGTGGTCTGGCATAAAGTTAATCCGGTCACTAAAGGAAAACGATATACCCTAGCTATTTGGTATGACGCATTTTAAAGATATGGCGTTAAATAATAAAATATAGTATATTCAAAGCTTTAATTATATAATAAAAGGTCAATATGCTACAAAAATTAGGCTTTGCTCCAGGATTTAATAAACAAGTCACCGAAACAGGCGCTGAAGGCGAATGGTTTGATGGTGATAATGTACGTTTTAGATACGGCACTCCTGAAAAAATAGGTGGTTGGGATCAATTAGGTCAAGACAAATTGACTGGTGCAGCCAGAGCACTACATCATTTTGATAATAATAAAGGTGTAAAGTATGCTGCTATTGGAACCAACAGATTATTGTATGTATATTCAGGGGGTACTTTTTACGACATTACTCCTATCAGAGTTACTTTAACAGGTTGTACTTTTTCTACTGTAAATGGATCACCAACAGTTACAATTACGTTTCCATCAGCACATGGAATGAACATCGACGATGTTCTTTTACTTGATAATGTAACAACTTTAACTGGCTCTAGTTTTAGCACAGCTTCTTTTGAAGATAAAAAATTTATGGCGGCATCCGTTCCGACCTCTACAACTATAACAGTAACAATGACAGCCAATGAAACCACTGGCACAACTAATAATGTAGGAAGTGCTGAAGCAAAAATTTTCTATACAGTAGGTCCTGAACAACAATTAGGTGGCTTTGGTTGGGGTACGGCTAACTTTGGTGGTACTACTTCTGGTGTTGCTTCTACAACTTTAGCTGCAGCTATTACTAATACAGTCGACACCACAATTACGTTGTCAGATACCACGGCTTTTCCAACTTCAGGAGAAATTAGAGTTGGCACAGAAGACATTAGCTTTGCTAATAACAATACAGCTACAGGAGTTTTAAGCGGAGGAGCTAGAGGAGTTAATGGAACTACAAAAGCAACACACAGTAATGGGGCAACAGTATTAAATATTTCGTCTTATGTGGCATGGGGTGATTCTTCTACAGACGATGTAACGTTAGACCCAGGTTTATGGGTACTAGATAACTTTGGTACAAAATTAATTGCTTTAATTTATAACGGTGCTTGTTTTGAATGGGACTCTTCTCCAACAAACGCCACTGATACGAGAGCCACTTTACTTGCAAATGCACCCACTGCATCTAGACATGTACTGGTATCTACACCAGATAGACACTTAGTATTTTTTGGCACAGAAACTACAGTCGGAACATCATCAACTCAAGATGATATGTTTATTAGATTTTCGGATCAAGAAAATATTAACGGGTCTGATGCATATACTGTTAAAGCTAACAATACAGCGGGTACTCAACAGCTTGCTGCAGGTTCTAAAATTATGGGAGCTATTAAAGGTAGAGATGCTATATATGTTTGGACTGACACCGCATTATTTTTAATGCGTTTTGTTGGTGCACCGTTTACTTTTTCTTTTGAACAAGCTGGAACTAACTGTGGATTGATTGGTAAGAATGCTTGTATTGAGGTTGATGGTGCAGCTTATTGGATGTCTGAAAATGGTTTCTTTAAATACGATGGTCAATTAAAATCAATGCCTTGTTTAGTAGAAGACTATGTTTATGACGATATTAATACCGTATCAAGAGATTTAATTAATTGCGGATTAAATAATTTGTTTACTGAAGTTAGTTGGTTTTACCCACAAGATGGTTCAAATGTGATTGATAGAGTAGTTACTTATAACTATTTAGAATCATCAAACAAAAGACCTGTTTGGACTACAGGAAGTTTAGCTAGAACATCTTGGAAAGATTCTGCTGTCTTTGATAAACCCCATGCAACTTTTTACGATAATAGCAGCAATAATTCTTATGATGTTATTGGAAATACAAACGGTTGTTCAATATACTATGAACACGAAACAGGGACCGATCAAATTAATGCAGGAGGAGTGGTGACAGCCATTACTGCAAACATTGTCTCTGGAGATTTTGACATTACTCAAAGAAGAGCTAGCACAGGACAAGTTGTGGGTATGCCGGACTTACGAGGAGATGGAGAATTTATTATGAGAATTAGTAGATTTATACCCGATTTTATTTCGCAGACAGGAGACACTGCAGTTAAATTTAAAACTAGAATTTATCCAAATAGCACTGAGCAAACAACTAGTTTTACATGTACCTCATCAACCACTAAACAGGATGTAAGAATACGTGCTAGACAAATTGCATTAGAAGTTGCTAATACAGCTGCTAGTCAAGATTGGAAACTTGGTACGTTTAGATTAGACATACACCCAGGGGGAAGAAGATAATGGTAGCGTTTTATAGTAAAGTGGATCAAGACATATATGATCAAGGGATTAAATTTAGACCTCAACAAAAATATTTATTAAATGAATATAAACCACCTGTTAGTGAAGTAGAAAAAGTTCAAACAACCTTTGGAATACCTGCAACCAATGCTTTTACTGGCGGCGGTGGAGATGGTTTTAGTTCAGCAGGGAATGCTTTTGGTTATGGTTCACAAATAAAACCAGGAGGTTCTTATGGTTCTTATGGCACGATAAACTACACTGGAGGATTAGATGGGGATGTCCAACAATATGGTGTAGGAAGACAGTTTGAAGATCCTTCAGCTAGTCCAATTGGAGAAACGTATAGTTATAAAAAACAAGTACCAGGATATTTAAGAGCAGCCGCAGGGTTTATTCCTTTTGGAAACACTGCATTAAATTTTTTAGAAAATAGAATGAACACTAACAGAGATCAGCCGCCGGGAAATTATAGAGTTGGTGGTTTAGATCAAAGTATGAAAGGTTATTACGATAACTTAGCTGGTTCAGGAATGTTGTTCGATGGACCTAGTGGTATAAAAACTTTAACAGGTAAAAATTTTACAGGTAAAGGCTATGTTGAAGGACAAATGGAATTAGCTAAAGAATTTGGTTTTGATACAATGACCGATCAAGAAATTGAAGATGCGATAGCTGCAGAAGCAGCAAGACACGGGAAAAAACATGGAGGCAATAAAGGTTTTAAATATAAACAAATGTTAGAAGCATCACAGATGTATAAAACAAATAAGGTACAAGAAGAAAATATACAAAAAATGAAGGATTTAGCTGCAGCTGAATCTAGAAGAGAATCAGCAAGACAATATGATCCCAATGTACACGGAGCAACTAACTATGGATTAGGTAGTGACGGTCAGCAATCTTATAGCGGTGACGCTGTAGGAGCACCAGGTTTAGGATTTGGTGTTGCAGCAGGTGGAATGGGCGGTCCGGTAAGTAATAAAACAGGTAAGGGAAGAACGGACTATATAAACGGAGGACTAGCAAGTATTTTATAATGGCAAAAATTGTACAATCATTAACTAGAGCAAGCGAGGATTATGAACAAACTACATTTCAATCATTAGTTAGAGATTTGGATGGAGTAATAAATAAATTAAACACAACATTTCAAGAAGAATTAAAACAGGAGATAGAAGCTAGAAGTTTCTTTTTAGAATAATGGCAGTAGTAAACCAGTATAAATTTGTAGGTAAGGATAACGATACAACAGGAAACGCATTAACTGTTTTTGCAACAGGTGATCCAAAGGTAAACGAAACTATAATCATTAAATCACTATTGGTTACATCAGCAGGTACGCCAAGTGTAACTGTTTTAAACAACAGTATTACAGCCATTAAATCAGCAGCATTAACAGCAAATCAAACAACAGAGTTATTAACTCAACCATTAATAGTAGAAGGTGGGTCATCATTTACTATACAATCAAGCACAACAGACTCGTTTGATTTTGCAGTTAGTTACTTAAACATTAAAAAGGACGTAATAAACTAATGAATAAAGACATACCAACAATAGAACCAAAAGAAGTTATACTAACATATAGACACAAGGAGACTGGTGAGACTTTTAAGCAAAGAAAAGACTGGGAAAGCAAAGGTTTTAAAGAAGAGGAGATGGCTCAAGATGTTAAGATTGTAATGCCAGCTCTTGATTTGTTTGCTAAAACAAAGTAAAACGATTAATTAAGGTAAAATTATGGCCATATCTAGAATGCAAGAACCACAACAAATACAATCAGGAATAGGTTCCTTACAGGACCCTAGACAAGGTTATTTCTTAGGTAAGATTGTAAAAAAAGCTGGTCGTGCTTTAAAGAAAATTACTAAAAGTCCTCTAGGTAAGATAGCTATATTGGGTGGTCTTGGCGCATTAGGTGGATCATTTATGTCAGGTGGTGTAGGGGCTGGTCTTGGAAGATTTAATCCTAAAAATTTAATGGCTCTTGCTAGAGGTGCTGGAAGCGCACTTGGAACTGGCGGTAAGTTTAGTTCACTTGGAGACTTATTTAGAGTGGGTGGAAAATCTGGTGCAGGGTTTAGTGTACCTAGAATGTTAATGGGTGGCTTAGGTGCTACAGCAATCGCAGCTCCATTCTTTATGGGTGGTGGTGATGATGAGGAAGAAGAAATTGAAGATGTTATAGATGTCGGTGGTATTAGACAAAGTGCCAGAGATTATTACATGGGAACTGGCGGAAAAAATTTAGCATTCATGCCAAGAAAAGAATTTGTAATGGAAAATTTTTATCAACCTAATGCTGATGGTGGTAGAGTTGGATATGCTGATGGCATGATGGTTGAAGATGAAGAAGAAGAATTTATGAGAACAAGTGCAGGTATGTCTAGAAGACAACCTAGAGCATTTTTACAAATGGGTGGTGGTGCAGCTGAACAACAAGCAGAACAAATGCTTATGGCAGAATATGTTAAATACAAAAACCAAGGTGGCGACATGACCTTTGAACAATTTGTACAAGCAGTAATGCAACAACAAGCTCAAGGTATGGAACAACCTACTATGATGGCTGCTGATGGTGGTAGAATAGGTTTATTGTCTGGTGGACCAGTTCCAGATTCAACAGTTCCAGGATACACAACTCCGGCAGGTTATAATAAGTTTGATTACAGATCAGGCGGAATGCCTGTAAGAGTAGGAGCACAAGAAGGTGGGATCATGGAAACTGAAGTATCAGAAGAAATAATGCCTTTACTTGATATGGAAGGCAAAGAAAAAGATTATAGAAATACAGGTGGTTTTGTAGAGCTTGGTAGAAAAGAAAGAGCTGACGATGTACCTGCAAGACTATCGAAGAATGAGTTTGTATTTACCGCGGATGCTGTTAGAAATGCAGGAGGCGGCGATATAGATAAAGGCGCTGAAGTTATGGAAAATTTAATGAACAACCTAGAACAAGGGGGTCAAGTTTCTGAAGACTCTCAAGGTCTAGAAGGAGCACAAGCGATGTATGATCAACAACAAATGTTACAATCAAGGATGATATAATGGCAATAGCAGATTTTATAGAACCGGCAATAAAAGATTTTGCAACACAGGCAACGGCTACTTATTCAGCACCAATAAATACCGATACTTTTACTGGTAGAAAATTTATTGCTGGTGAAGATCCATTGCAAACTAAAGCTATTGATTTAGCACAACAAGGTGTTGGTTCTTATGCACCTTTTTTACAAGCTGCTGCTGGAGCACAAAATTTAGGAGCACAACAAATAGGTGGTGCCGCTTCAACTGTAAGTGGATTAGGCGCGTTGACTGGGCCACAAGCTTACCAACCTTTTATGTCTCCATACCAACAACAAGTTATTGACACAACTCTTTCAGAATATGATAAACAAAGTCAAGCAGGTGCACAACGGATTAGAGATGCAGCAGTTGGCTCAGGAAATTTTGGTGGTGGTAGAGAAGGTGCAATGCTTGGTCAATATCAATCAGACGTATTAGGTGACAGAGCAGCTCTTCAAGCACAATTATTAGCACAGGGATTTGGTCAAGCACAACAAGCAGCTCAACAAAATTTTACTAACGTAGGTAATATTGCTAACATGCAATCAAATCTAGCTAACGCTTACGGACAACAAGCACAAAACATGTATGGTCTGTCTAATTTTGAAAGAACAGGTATGGGTCAAGATATTTCTGCATTAGGATCTCTTGGTGCATTAAGACAAGGTCAAGAACAAGCAAGATTAACAGCAGATCAACAAGCAGCACAAACCGGAGCATATGAACCTTATGGAAGATTATCACAATACGGATCTGCACTAACTGGTTTAGCTGGTGGTGTAGCAGGAGGACAATATGCAGAACCTACACCAGCGAGTCCATTCTCAACAGCATTACAAACTGCATTAGGTATCGGGGGACTGTTCGTTAAAAACCCATTTAGGAGTTCGTAATGAGACCATTAAATAGACCGATGTTTAGATACGGCGGCCCTATCAAAGAGGGCGTTATGTCAGGGATCAGAGAACCTAAAAAAGATGGCGGGTCTATGTCTCAATTAGTTAAACCTAATAATGATGGTAGTAGACCAGGATATGCTGGACCAGCAACTCCTTTTGTATTAGCTGGAATGGGACTAGCAAGATTAGCACCCTTTTTAGCAAGAGCTGCACGACCAGTTGCAAATTTTTTTAGATCAAGAGCAGGTCAAGTTACAGGTGGTGGAAAAGGTATAGCTGGTAAATATCAACCAGCTCCATTGACTACTAAAGAAAAAATAAGAGGATTTTTTGAAACAGCACCCGCAGGTAAATTTGTAGCTGGGGACCCTGTTCTTAGAACAATTGCAGGTGGTGGAAAATTAGGAAGTAAAATTGTTAAACCTACTGCTAAATTTATGTTTGGTTCTCCAACAGGCTTAGCTATATCTGGTTACAGTGGTAAACAAATATACGACGCATTAAAATCAGATCCTGCAAAAGACACAGATGGAGATGGTATATCCGACATTAATAAAAAGAAAGCAGCAATAGGTATGCCAGAAAACTTAACTCTTGGTGGTGGAAAAGACATTGCTACTATAGAACCAGAAGGTCCTTCAGCATCAGACTTAGCTAAATCTAGAATGGAAGCTAACAGAAAAAAATATTATGAAATTATGGGTATTGATAAAATGGGGAGACAAGCTACAGGAGACGCATTGATTAATGCAAGTAGAGCGATCAACCAATTAAATACTCAAGGTATTGGATTAAAAGAAGGGTTAAAATCTGGTCAATTACAAAACTTAATTATTGAAGGTATAAGTTCAGCTATGGACAAACCATCTAAAACTAAAGATGCGGTTGATGCAGCAATACTTAAAGCTGAAATTGCTAAAGATATTGATGCTGAAAAAGGCGGTACTTATGCACAAAACGCTAAAGACTATGCTAAGATGAAGTACGGCGAAGTTACACCAGAAACAATGGCTCAAGCATACAAAGATTTAGGATTTAATAAATCAACTACATTCGCAGAAGATTTAATTTCAAATGCCAAAAATATGGGTGGTGCAATTACAAGTGATGTTTTAAGTACAACTATTCAATCTAGTTTAGGAATAGTTCCTGAAGTTTTATACGATGCAACTACTATGGTAGACATTAGAAAATCAGACGACTTTACTAATGACAAAGATTTTGCAATTGCTGCAACAAAAAATAAAGGAGCAGGAGTTTATGTCGTCGACACTGTAGCAGTAGCTGTAGACGGAGACGGTAATCAAAAAGTTTTATTCTCGGGGTAACAAATGGCCTCAATATATGATTTTATAAATAACGAACCTGGAAAAGGCGTTAACATTAATTCAGACAACAATAATGTTGGTAACATAGAATCAGTTTTATCTGGAGTTGTATCAGGATTAATTTCTATACCTAAAGGTTTATTTTCATTAGGTGCAACTCTTACAGACCTGGGTGTCAATAGCGGTAAAGCTGCTGAAGTAGAACAATGGTTTGATGATCTAACAGAATTTGATGAGAAAGCAGAAGCAACAACAGCTGGTAAGATTACAGAGGCGTTAGTTAATATTGGTATTCCTGCAGTAAAAGGTTTTAAGATTGCATCTAAAGTAGCAGATGATGCTATGCGTGCTGCAAGAGGTGGTAAATATTTAAAAGCATCTAATCCTAATTTACTTAAAGGTGCTAAAGCTGCACAAGAATTAAATGCAGCAGGTAAAACAAATAGATTTATAGCCGGTGCATTAGGTGGTGGTTTAGCAGAAGGTGTATTTGTTGGAGACGTAGAACAATTAGGATCACTAGGTGATTTGATTGGTGGACCCACAAAAATTGACAGAGCAACTGATGATGATGCAACAAGAGAATTATTAAACAGAGTTAAGTTTGGAACTGAAGGAGCTTTGTTCACAGGAGTAATTGGTGGTATTGGTGCTACTGTAAAAAAACTTACTAGTAGAACTAAAGAATTAGATGTAGCAAACTCTAAACTAGATAGATGGATTGATAAAATTGCATCAGGGTTCAGGGCAAGAAGTGGTAAGACACAAGAATTTTTTGATGAAGAAAGATTAATTACAGGTTTAAAAGCAGGGGACGCAGCTGCTGCTAGAAATATATCTAGAGAACTAGATCAAAGTATAGATAAAATTTTTAGCCCGTATAGAACTATAGCTAATCAAGCGACAGCAAAAGAAAGAAAAACATTATTAAAAGAAATAAACGATTTAATGTTATCCGGAGATCCTAAAATAGATGAGCTTGGTGTAGCAAAGTTTGGTGAATTAGATCAAGGTTTAAAAGATAAACTTGTATCTAAACTTAAAGGTATGAATGTTAAGAACGAAGTCATTACAGATATACTTGGCAGCTTATCTAATATTAGAACTAGATGGTCTGACCTGTTTTCAAAACTTGGTAAACAATTAAACAAAGATGAGATTGCAGAATTTAAAACTTTGTTTGGTTCTAAATTTAAAGGTTACTTAGGATCAACATACGACATCTTTCAAAACCAAAGTATCTTACCATGGATGAGATACACACCAACAAGAGAAGCAATTGATAATGCAAAGAAATCTTTTATAGCTAGTGCAAGAGAAGCTGGTGAAGAAATGACAGAGCTGCAAGCAGAACAAGCAGTCTCAAGAGTTTTAAAAACAGCTAGACTTCCTAAAGGTATGAGAATGGATAAACCTTCTGATGCAATTTTTGAAGTTCCTAGTTTTTTTGTAAATAGAACTACATTAAAAGAAGCAGTAACAGATCGAGGTTCTGCATTAATTTCTGCAGGCGCTATTAAAAAAGGTGACAAAGAAATATTTGAAAATCTTTTAGGTAAACAAGCTAATCCAATGCAAGCTATTTTAGGTGGTACAGCAAAACTTTCTATGATTGTAAGACGTAATGAGTTTTTTGAAAACTTAATTAAAACATCTGACGATTTAAAAGCTGCAGGTAAGACACCTATGTTTGCTAAAACACAAGATGAAGCAAGATTAATGTTTGGTGATGACTTTCAACAAATAAGAATTGACCAAGCTAAGACTTTAAGTGTTGCAGCTAAAGGTGGATCGGTTAATCCATTAAACGAATTATACACAACACCGGGTATAGCTAAAGCGTTAGAAGGAACATCGTTAGCATTTGATAACAACGGAATGTTAGGACAACTTTATAATAGCTTAGTTTTATATCCAAAAGGTTTATCACAAATTGCTAAAACAATTTTATCACCAGTTACTCACGTTAGAAACTTTGTAAGTGCTGCAGCATTTGCTTCTGCAAACGGTATCATACCTGCAGCAGATGCAGCTGCAATTAAACAAGCTTACTCTGCATTACAAACACCATTAAAAGGTACGAGACAAGCAAACGATTTGTATGAAAAGCTTTTAAAACTTGGTGTTGTAAATAGTAACGTAAGACTTGGAGACCTAAGTAAACTTTTACAAGATGTAAACTTTGGTGAAACTATGACGTCTGACAAAGGTTTAAGATTATTATTAAAACCATTATCAAAATTAAAATCTGTGTCTCAAGATTTATATACAGCTGAAGACGACTTCTGGAAAATTTATTCTTGGGCGGTAGAAAAATCAAGAATAGAAAAAGCTTTTCAATCTGCAGGAATTACAAGAGGACAATTTTTTAAACGAAACGGACAAGAGGCAAGATTAACAGAAGAGTTTTTAGAAAACGAAGCAGCAGACATAGTTAAAAATAATATACCTAACTATGATTATGTACCTGACTTTATTAAATCATTAAGAAAATTACCTATTGGAAACTTTGTATCGTTTCCGGCAGAGATAGCAAGAACAGGAGTTAATATAGTAAGACGTTCATTACGAGAGATAAATGAGACAGTAGAATTAGCAGATGGTACTATTGTAAAACCTTTTCAAACTATAGGATACAGAAGATTATTTGGTTTTGGTGCCACTACAGCTGCTGTTCCTTATGCTACAGCTGAGGCATTTGCTGCCCTTTACGACGTCTCAGAGGACGAGAGAGCGGCATTAAAAAGATTTGTAGCCCCATGGTCCAAAAACTCTACAATTTTACCTATAAAACAACCTGATGGTAGCTTTAAATACGTAGATTTTAGTCATGCTAATGCATACGATACTTTAATTAGACCTATTCAAACAGTAATTAACAGAGTTGCTGCTGGTGAAACAGACGAAGATGGTATTATGAATGATATGCTAGCTGGTGTCTTTGAAGGTATGAAAGAATTTGGTCAACCATTTGTATCTGAGTCTATTTGGAGTGAAGCAGTATTAGATTTAATTGCAAGAAATGGACAAACAAGAGACGGCTTCCAAGTGTTTAATCCACAAGATGTGCCGGGCGACAAAGCAACTAAAATTATGAAACATTTAGTCAAAGCATTGATGCCATTCTCTGCACAACAATTAGTAAGACTAGATCAATCAATTAAATCTGTAGACGTTATTACAAAAATACCTGGTGCAGGTGATGATGTGTTTAGTTCTAGTGGTGAGACTTATGAATTTGGTGATGAGTTTGCAGGCATCTTTGGTTTTAGAGCTGTTAATGTGAACCCACAAAGAGCTATGAATTTTAAAGTAGCTGACTATCAAAAAGGTGTTAGAGAATCTAGACAACTGTTTACTAGAGAAGCTTTACGTGGTGGTCCTATAGAACCAAATGCAATCGTTGACGCATACATAAATGCTAATCGAGCTTTGTTTGGAGTCAAACAAGAATTAGGTATTAATATTAATGCTGCTCAAACTTTAGGAATATCACAAGATGGTTTAAGAAATTCTTTAGATAGATTATCTAACGTAGAAGTTAATGCAATTAACAACAGTCAATTTAGACCTATAAATATTTCTAACGATATACTAGGAGCATTTAGAGAGAATGCAATTAAACTTGGATTAGCTAATCCTATGGATGTAGCCTATCCAATCATCATGGACATCAGAGCACAAATGTTATCTATACCATTAACAGAAATGGAGTTTCCATTTATAGAAAATCCTTTAGTTCCAACTGCTGCAAACAATACTTCTCTAAGTCCTAATACACTTAACTTACCAAGTATTAATGCTAATACAGTTAATACTCAAGTACAGGGTGGTAATTTTTCTAACTTGACAACACAACAAAAAATAGATTTACTATTTAACAGGTAATAATATGGCTAAGAATGCACTACAAAAAATAGAAGACCACGAAAAGCTTTGTCGAATTATGCAAAAACAAACGCATGACAAAATACATAAGCTTGAGCGTCAAATTAACCGCGTAGAAAGCATCTTATTAGTGTCTACTGGAGCGTTGATCTCGGGTATGGCATATGTTATATTTGCTTTAATTATACAATAAAAAAATCATGCAGCTTAGTAAACACTTTACTCTTAAAGAGATGACCAAGTCGATGACCGCGCAGCGTAAGGGCATAGACAACACACCAGGGTCCGGGGAAATTAAAAGTCTTGGTGATTTGTGTTATGAAGTTCTTGAACCTTTACGTGCACACTTTGACAAGCCAGTAACCATTACCAGCGGCTACCGTAGTGAAGCGCTTTGTGAAGCTATCGGCAGCAAAAAAACTTCGCAGCACGCGAAGGGCCAGGCCGTCGACCTAGAAATTTTTGGCGTGCCCAACATTAAGACAGCTTACTGGTTACAAAATAACGTGGACTTCGATCAATTGATAATGGAGTATTACGATAAGGATGATCCTGCAGGCGGATGGGTCCACATAAGTTATCACGAATCTGGATCTAATAGAAAACAAGTATTAACCTTTGATGGTAAAAAATATACCGAAGGCCTTCCAGATATGGAATGGAAAGGCGGTAAAGTTGTTGGTTAAATCCAATCCTTTAATTCTTCACCCATAATTTGACTAGCAATATCTACTTTCTTTTTTAAAGCTTTAACAATTCTTTCATCTACTGTATCTTCACACATAATATCTATGTAAGTCATAGGATATTTTTGTCCGATACGATCTATTCTAGCTTCTGATTGTTGTCGTTTTTCTAAATCATAACCATTAGAATAATATATCATTGTACTAGCAGCTGTAAGTGTAATACCATAACCACCTGTTTGTGTAGTACCAATAAAGAATCTGACAGGTGAGTTCGGATCTTGAAATTTTTCTATATTTTTTTGACGTTCTGACATAGGAGTTGGTCCGTAATAATCCACAAAACTATTTTCGCCAAATCTTTTGACAATCTCCTGGATAATCCTATTAACATCTCTTTGCCAATGGGCCCATATAACAACTTTACCCTCTATTTCTTCTAATACATTCATTAGTTCTGGAAGTCTATTAGAGTCTACATTTTTTACAGTGCCATCATCAGCAGTAAAATGACCACAAGTTATCTGTTGTAGTCTCATAAGTTGAGTCAGTACAGTAGCTGTAGTCATTATCTTGCCGTCCATTTGAGACAAAGCAAACTGTTTCATTTGTAAATATATTTTCTTTTGATCTGGTGTAAGTTGAACTACACGTTTAATAAATGTTTTAGCAGGTAAATCTAAACAATCATCTTTTAATACACGATAAGAAAATGGTTTTAATTTTTCTGATAATTCTGCAAGATGTTGATAACCAGTTACAATCTGTACAGATCTGCCACCAAAATTTGCTGTCTTCATTTTAGCGTATCTAGTTCTAAAAGTATAATAAGATGTATGG